ATTTAAGAGATGTAGATTCTGATAATAATAGAAGATATGTAACTGCAAATTTAGTTTCTGGCCAAAGATTTGTTCAGACTCCAGATAATTTATTAATAATCAGATCAGTTCAGATTCTAGACTCAGATGGAACAGCCTCAGCTAATAATAGAGAATTTTTACAATATAGAGATACGAGTTTTATGTCAGAATTTAATCCAAAAGAAAGCACGGGAGTGCCAAAATATTACAGCAACTGGGATAAAAATCACATAGTTTTTGCTCCAACTCCTAACGCTACCTACGAGGTTCAGATAAATTATATCTTGAAAGATGCGGGTTTATCTAGTACAAATACAACCACATACCTTAGTCTGAATTTTCCCAACGGACTTTTGTATGCATGCTTAGTAGAAGCATTTTCTTTCTTAAAGGGGCCAAATGATTTGTTGCAATTATACGAAGGAAGGTATAAACAAGTCACTGAAGGCTTCTCAGTAGAACAAATGGGAAGAAGAAGACGAGATGAATATCAATCAGGTGTTCCTCGAGTCGGTGGAAAATAATAAGGAGATAAAAAATGGCAATTACACAAGCGATAGCAAACAGTTTTAAAAAAGAACTTTTGGATGGCGATCACGACTTTTCACAAACAGGTGGTGATGTTTTTAAAATTGCTCTATATACTTCTTCTGCAACTTTAAACTCAACAACTACTGCGTATCCTGGAGACAGTACAGGAAACCAAGTTTCTAACTCTGGACAATACACTCAGGGTGGTGGTAAACTTACAAACGCAGGAACTTCTATGACAGCAGGTGTTGCTAGATGTGATTTTGCAGACAGATCTTTTACTGGTGTAACTTTAACAGCAAGAGGTGCATTGATTTACAATACATCTTTTTCTAATAAAGCTGTAGCAGTATTAAATTTTGGAGCAGATAAAACAGCGACATCAGGAACTTTTACAATTCAGTTTCCCGCAGCCACATCAACAGCAGCGATTCTAAGGATCTCTGGTTAATCGTAGGAGGTAACCTCCTATGGCAACTTGGGGAACGCTTACTTGGAACGTTGGACAATGGGGCGATCAAGCTAATAGCGACGTATCAGTAAGTGGTATTGCTTTATCCGCAAATCTTGGAACAGTCACATCTACACAATCAGTAGAATTTGGTTGGGGTAGAAGTGAATGGGGTATTCAAGCTTGGGGTGAAGCAAGTGATGTTGCTAATCTAACAGGTCAATCTTTAACAGGCGCTCTAGGAAGTGTCACCATCGATGCAGAAATTCTTTCTGGTTGGGGTGGAGACCCTTGGGGAGAAAATGGTTGGGGTATTTTTGGTGACGTTCAAGTTACCGGAATAGCAATGACCGCTACGTTAGCCAGCGTAGTTACTCAAGCAAATTCAGACGTATCAGTCACTGGTCAATCTTTAACAGGAACTTTAGGAACAGAAGTTGCAAGTGGTACAACAGATATTCCAACAACCGGATCACAGGCAACAATAACTACCGGAACTGCAACAGTCACAGCTAACGCTGATGTTTCGCCTACAGGAATTTCCATGACGGGAGCTCTTGGAAGTTTAGATACTTTTAACCAAACAGGTTGGGGTAGACAAGGTTGGAATGAGAATGCTTGGGGTGTTGAAGGTCAATTTGCAACTGCAATACTAACAGGTATTGGAATGACTGGTGCCTTAGGCACAGAGGTTGCAACTGGAACAGCAAACATATCTCCTACCGGTATTGGTATGACAGGAGCTTTAGGAACATTAGATCCTGCTCCAGACGCTGAAGTAACTGGAATAGCTATGACAGCTACTCTAGCAAACGTCGTAGCTGCAATTAATATTGAAGCATCTCCAACTGGAATAGCCATGACGGCTGCTTTAGGTGATGAAACTATTGATCTAAATACACCAGTAGATTTAACAGGATTTGGTCTTACAGGAGCTACTGGAGATACAAATGAAACAGCAGATAGTGATATTAGTTTAACAGGTTTTGCCTTGACAACAGCTGTAGGAACTGGTAGTGCTTTGATCTGGAACGACGTACCAACAGGTTCGGATGTTACATATTCGGATGTAAATACAGGCGTAACGGTAACTTGGTCTGATGTTGACACCGCAGCTTAATTTATGTAAAATAGCAATCAAAGGATTTTAAAAAATGGCAAACTCTACATCAGCTAATTTAAAATTGACAGTACAAGCAACCGGTGAAAACTCGGGAACTTGGGGTCAAATTACAAATACAAACTTATTAATCTTAGAACAGGCAATTGGTGGCTTTACTACGTTTAACGTAACTAATGCTAACAGATCTTTAACTTTTACTAATGGTGCATTATCAGATGGTAAAAATGATGTTATTAAATTAACAGGAACATTAGCAGCAAACAGAACTGTTAGTATTCCAGATTCAATTGAAAAAACTTACTTTGTTGAAAATGCATGTGACCATGCTGGAAACACTTTAACTTTTAAAACAGCGGGTGGATCAGGAGTTCTTTTATGTGAAGGAAACTGTTATGTATTATATTCTGATGGCACTAACATTGTAAAAGTAAACGAATATAGAAAATGGAGAACAATTACTGCATCTGAAACTATCCAAGCAGGTGCAAAACTTTTTGTGGATACAAGTGGAGGAGCTGTAACAGCAACTTTACCTGCATCACCAGCTGTTGGTGATGAGGTTCATTTTATAGATTCAAGATTTACATTTGATGCAAACGCATTGACTGTTGGAAGAAATAGTTCTAAAATAGCTAATGCATCTTCAGATCTAGTAGTTAATACTGAAGGCGCAGGTTTTGGATTAGTTTATTCTGGTTCAAACATTGGCTGGACTTATATGGAGAAATAATATGTCAAATTACGAAGCAACAAGATACGATTTTACTGGAGCAAACCTTACTGGTATCGAGGGAATTCCTACGGCAACTATTGTGCCATGGTCTTCTTCTTCAGTGCCAACAGGTTTCTTAGAGTGTGATGGTTCTGCAGTTTCAAGATCAACTTATTCTGATTTATTTGGAATTATAAGTACAACTTACGGAACTGGTGATGGTTCATCAACTTTTAATTTACCTAATTTGTCTGATAAAATTGCAATGGGTAAATCAAATAACAAAGCTTTAGCCTCTACTGCAGGAGCGGAAACTGTTACTTCGACAGGAAACGTAGGTGGATCAACAGCTAACGCAACTTTATCAACAGCACAACTTGCTTCACACCCACACCCAGGAGGTGCTAACAGTCCTCCTCACTCTGGTGACCAATATAGAGCACAGTCTCCAGGACCAAGAAGGGTTGACTTAGCAAGTACAGGTAGTGCAGGATCTGGTCAAGGTCACTCTCACAATATGAGTGCAAACTTTACTGGAGATGCTACTTCAGTTTTACAACCATATTTAACAATTATTTATATTATAAAAACTTAAGGAGAAAAAAGATGGCAACAAACGCAGATTGGACAGTAGTATTTGATGATAGAGTAATAATAAATCAATCTGTAAAAACTGATGAAGGTCATTCTATGGGATATCAAATTGAAGATGATGCTTTTTGGAGTGATCCTAAATGGTCTAATATTTGGGCAATCCAATACAAAGATGATAATCATGACTACAATGATACTGTAGAACACAGAGATGATACAAAACATAAAACATGGACTGAAGCAAATTTAGGAGATTTCAGATCTCAATTTGTAAATAGATGGGATGCTGCTCATCTAGAGAGTTTACAATTAGAATGGGATAGAGATATTATTTATACTTATAATGAGGATGGATCAGTAGATACTACTGAGAGTGAAGCAGATCAGATTGCAAGAAAAGGCGCAAGACCTACATCCTACTCATCTTACTAACGTAATAAAATCCAAGAAGTTAAAAGATATTTTTCACCTGACAAGGGTGAGTTTCCTCTATGAACGTATGGAAAACCAGCAGGCCAGAAAACTATTCTACCTGTTTTAGGTTGTACTCTTTTTGAAAAATGCAAGAATTCTGTTTCTCCACCTTCTTCTATATCATTTAAATATACAGAAAAAACAAAAGCTCTAGGTTCATTATCAAAACCTTTACCATGTTCAATATGCCAAACATGATAACCCTCTGTTGGTAAAGTTTTTTGTATTTTTAAAGACGTAAAGTGAAAAGGTCCTCCATCATATGCATCAAGAGCACCTGTATTTTTTGCATAATGGTTCCAAGCCATATCAAGATTTAACATTAAAGGTTTACATGTTTCCCACCAAACATCTATATTATCTCTTCCCATAAAAAATTGTTGATCTTGTTTTTCTAATACACCTACTCGTTCTCCTCCAAGTCTATTGACTGTATTATTAAATTTATTTTCTTTTTCATATAAATTTATAGCGTCATCACACATTTGTTTTGGGATATAATTATCATAGACACCTATGAAATTAGTTATATTTACTGTTTTATCTTTTGTCATTTAGGTTTTTCTCCATTTCAAAACTAGCTCCTGGCTTTTCTTTTACATTAAAAGCTATACTATATCTTTCTTCATCATTCAAGATCTCGTCAAAACCATGATAAATAATAGGTGGAAAATAATAATAATCACCTGGAAAAGGTGTTATCTTAATATTAAGTTCAGGTAAAATTAAATCACACCCCTCTGATAAAAATAGAATACCACTATATGAGTAGTGTATGTGAGAGGTTAGACTATCTCCTTTTCTATAAATGTTTCCCCAAGCGTCCTCTATAGTTTTTCTTTGATAAAAAAATTTAAATAAATCAGGATGACTTACCTGATGTTTATTGATCGTATAATTTAAAAATTTTATAAAATCATCATCTTCTACAAAATGAGTCCACGATGTCATATCACCTTTTACATTAGTATAATTCTTCATATTAGGATCTATGTTGGATTTTATATTTAATTTTAGATTATGTATGCGATCTGGGAAAGGATAATTACCAAAAATAATATTGGCATTTCTAGGATATGTGATATTAAAACTACTAGAATGAGAGTTTAGTTCATTATTTTCTAGAAATCGTATCATTTATTTTGAATCTTTCATTCTTTGATAAATTAAGTTATAGTTACTATATGCTACAAAAATTAAATTTCAAGCCTGGTTTTAATAAAATGGTCACAGATTCTGGAGGAGAGGGCCAATGGGTAGATGGTGATTTTGTTAGATTTAGATATGGGCTACCAGAAAAAATAGGTGGTTGGAGTCAACTAACTGCTTCATCTAAAACTTTACCTGGCTCAGGAAGAGCACAACACAGTTCC